TGTCAAAGATACGTCGTTTTGCTTAACGTCTTTTGCAGTTGGCTCTTGATCAAAATCGCCATCGTCTGTACTTGCAGTAGTCCAGTCGTCTTGATCTTCCTCGTCTCCAAACATCTCTTCATCATCGCCAACTGGCATAGTTAAACCAGTATTGTCTTCTTCTCTCATTTGAGATTGACCTGTTAATTTGTTCTCGCTTAGGAACTTTTGAATATTAAATACCATATTACTATTTAGTTATAAATAGTTTAGTAAGCAGAATCAAAGCCCATTGCATTCTCTACAGGCATTGGCTTATTTTGAGATAATAAGCTCTTCCATTGGATTTTAGTATATTTAATACCGAATAGGTAATATTCTGGTGATTTATTTTCAGAAGCTGCGTAAGTAATAGCAGGACCTTCAGTGCTATGCATCTTATTAGGTTCGCCTGTGGTCTCTAAATATGATAATTCCTTACCACATATAGTTTTCATTGTCTTTATAATACTCTTTGTTCTCATATTGTTTATTTATGTAGAATATAATAAAAATATTTCGTATTTCCAACAAAAAACCCAGCTTTTAGTGCTGGGTCTTGTAATACTCTATACTTTTTTAAGATTCTGTCTCTTCTGCTGCTTCTTCTGCTGGAGCCGATTCATCACTAGCTTCTTCTGGCTCTTCACCTTCGCTAGCTGTCTGCTCTTCTCCCTCTGCTCCCTGTGTTTTTACTGGATTTCCCATAGAAAGTAATCTTGCTATAGCATTTACTGCTCTCTCTCTTTCTCCTATTGTCTGTAAGTAAAATTTCTTACCTGCTATAGTTGCTTCGTATACCTTACCTAAGAAGGTTAAAGTGAAAAACTGACCATTATGCAATACAATCTTGAAAGTAGTCGGTTTAGGAGCTAAAATATAAATCCCTGTAATGTAGTCTTTGTAAGCTGGAGTCATTAACATCTCTAAAGTTGCCTTTAAAGTAGGGTATTTCATTAATAAGAAGTTAATTGGATCATCTTCAAACGACTGTACGCTTGGTTCCATTCTCTCTACTTCCTTCAAAATAAGTCTTCTTATTATTTCTTTACTTGTTGCCATATTATGCTAATAATGTATGAAATTCTTTAAAATGTTTAATACGATCGGCTAAACCGATTGTACCGCCGTTTACTCTCTTAGTTACTTTAGTTACAGCTGCATCAGTAGCGCCTTCGTCAGCGATTTTATGTAAGCCATTCTTATGAAAAAACCATGCAGCTGATGCTAAAGGATACTTTGTAGCAACCAAATCTGGATTAGCTATGCAATCTTCGTTAATAGCAGCACTAAATGCTTTGTAATTATCGTGTCCTGTTAATTGAATAAATCCTCTTCCGTGAAACTTCCAACCGTCGCCTGATGCTTTATCACCGTTTCCCATTCTACTAGCGTAAACTATATTAGCAATTTTTTCTGGCTTGCGTTCGTATAGTGCAGCTGATTCGGCGTTAAAGTATTTAGGGAATATACCTAGCAACCCTTTTGCACCATAGTTTAAATTCTCTTTTACTAGTTTAAATCCGCCTGATTCATGACCACACTGTGCTAAAAAGTGTGCTAAGCGTAGTGGAGTATTAATTTCAAATTTAGCTTGGATACCAGGAATCTGGCTAATTACGCTATCTGGAACGTGTCCTTTTAATTTGTCTAAGTTCATGTTTTGTTGGTTTTATCTTTTGACATTTTTCCACATTGCTGCTGCTGCGATCTTTTTTCCTTTTTCACCGCCGCCTGCTGCTTGTGCTACCTTTTCAAAACCCTTTCCTTTTTTACCGATATCTTTGCCTTCTTTAGCTTTCTTTACTACGTCAGATTTTTTTTCTTTACTTAAGCCTGCTGAAGGTTTCTTAGCTTCCATCATATTGAACCCTGGTCCTGGCTGTTGCATTTCTTGAGATTGACCTGCCATAAAATCAGCGACTGAACTTAAATAATCAGAAGCAAGTGTAATATAAGAAGAAACCCATCCTGGTAAATTATCTGCCTGACCGATCATACTTTCAATCTTAGAAGCATTTGAAATAGCGCTCTTCAATTCACCGTGAGCCATTAAGCTTCATGGTCTTCTCCGTGATTCCAATCACGTCCACAGTCTTCACATTCTGGTAATAAATCTTTTAACTTAATCATTTTAACAATGGTAATTTAGATATCTTTGTAATGCTTTTGCATAATGCGTACCTTTATTTTTTAGCTTACTTTTTGCAGATCTTACTCGACTACATGAAAGTTTACCTAATCTATTCTTTAAGATGCCAGGTTTAACTGGATCATCAATTCCTTCTTTAATCTCTGTTACTATGTCAATCAACCTTACCACGCTCTACATGACCAGTAGTTAGCTTTTGTCCTTGGTCCTGGGTTTTCACAGTGATGTCTTGCTCTATAACTCTTCCTGCGTGCAGGAATTGATTTCTTTATTCTCATGTTAGGATCGCCAAAATTAACTTTTATTACGTTTCCTTTAGCATTCTTAACATACACTGATCTCTTCTTTGGTCCGCCTGGAGTTAGGAAAGGCTTACCTAGACTAACTTTTCTACCTCTATATTCTGCTTCGTTTAGCTTACTGTAATTTTCCATTATATACTCCGCTAAACATTGAGGACAATATTCATTTACCTCGTCTACTTCATTTAGCTTGTTTCCTGCAGCGACAGCTTTCTTATAAGCTTCTGACCCTCTGCGTGCTGGAGCTTCGCCGCGAGCTCTTTTAGCATTGATATTAGCCCAAAGTCCTTTACTATTCTCTACATGGTCTGCCCTTACTTGATGAAACTCTATAGGTCCGTCATCATCTAGAGTATGCATTTCATTAGTTCTTCTATTACAGTGGTTTTTACCTGTTGAAAAAGGTTTAGGGCACGATGTGCCTTTTGCGTGAACATGACCGCATTTGCCACAGCAAGTACCTTTTACCTCTTCCATTACTTCAGATTTATAAGTTTGTACTTAGTAGTTTGAATCAACTTAACAACCGTATCTACCTCATTTTGAATGTAAGAGTCTTGTGGAATCTTAGTTCTAATAGTTTCTACGTACATTGCTAGAGCTTCAAAGTAATTTACAAATTGACCATCTTCTTTAAAGGTAGCAGGTGAGGTATACCCTCTTTGAATACCGTATTTACCTTGGAAACTCTCAACTAATCCATCGGCTAAATCAACGATTTCGTCGTAATAAACTCCTAATGCTCTATGTGCAGCATCTGAGCCTATTCCTTGAACTTGCCAGTGAAAAATATGAGCTTGTTGTCTAGAAGCTAATAGAGTCGATATAAATTGTACAAATTCTTCCATTATTTTTCTTTGATTTCGGGCACTTCTTTCTTAGTTGCCTTAATAGCTTTATGCTTATCGCGTAACCCTTTAATCATATTCATCTTCTTTTCAGCAAGTCCGTGATGTCCTTCTGATAACTCAGGTGCATCTGTTGCTTCTTTCATGTGAACATTGATTTCTTTCTGTAATCTCGCTATATGTCTCTCGATTTCATTCATTACGTGCTGCTTCTTCTTCTCTATCTTAGCAAGATGCTTATGAAGATCAGCTGTAGCAGCTTCAGCTACTAAATTAGCTTCTTCTCCATCACCGTATACACCGTGAACGGCCATTGGATCGAATTGACCCATACCAAAGCAGTGTGTTTCTTGTACTAAATCTTCGTAAGAGGTGCCTGGTGTTGGCTTTAATACTACAAATACTTTACCCACCTTATCATCGCATCCTGGGTGATCCCAAGAAGGTTCTTGTTGTACCATTGGTAGGTCCATTGTAGGTGCTTGAGGCGCCATTGGATTGTTTTGAGGCATCATATTCTCTTTAATGCTACTCTTAGTCTTTACTTTCTTCTGAATTTGTGACATCTATTTGTATATTTTCTCCATTATAAATATCGCGCTCTTTTAGTTTAGCGATCTCTTCTTTTACTTGCTTATAGATAGCGGTTTTATCACCTCCTCCCCATTTTTCTACTTCTCCAGCTTCAGATACAAAACTATCTTTCTCTGTAACCCATTGCTCTAGAGCTTGTTCTAAATCATTGAGTTCTGCATTTTTATTTAAATTCATTATGTTCCTAGAATATTCCTCCCACTTACCTTGACGTTTAATTTCAGATTCCATCTTAATTACGCAGTCAAAACACTTCTGATGAATAGCCCACATCTTCTTATTGTACAGATCGACTTTCATCATTTTACCGCAATTTGGACAAGAAATAGGTAAGACTACTAATCTCTTAATTTCGTCGAGTTTGGTTATAGATTGCTTAATGCCTTTCTTAATAGTCCATTTCTTACCATTCTCTTCCCAAACGTCTCCTTCCCTATGTACTTCTTGATTTCTTTCCCAACCTGTTTGAATTTGAGTTCTATCACCAGTTTGACCTGTAATAATATTTCTCATCCTCTGAACGTCTCGAGGATTAAATTCTTTTTTTAAATGATCACTCATAACAATTTTTATTTTTTTACTATCCTATATGAATCTCCGACAGTCATTAATCTATAATTAGAAGGCAGGTTCTTTCTTAAATACGCACCGTATAAGTTAAAACGTCTTTGATCGCCTCCTTTATTAGCTTCTTTAGTCTTAATCGGTCTAAATATAACAATTTCGGGATCTTTTCTTTTGATAAAGTCTTTTGCAATTTCTACAACAGTAGATAGAACTCTTAATGGAACTCCCTCATTAGTGTCTAAACTAATATCTGGGTCACCATCCTTTGAGGTAGTATTAAACGATAAGTCGTACATACCGTCTTCTAAATCAGCAATACCTACACTGTAAGTGCTATTCTCTGTATCAAAAGAATAAAAGGAATTACCATCACCGTCTTCATCGTCAAATTTCCAAGAGTATGTTCTTGTTCCTTCCCCAATTTCTTTCAGTATATCTACTAACTTTATCATTTTTTAAGCATTGCTTTAATTAAGTCTATATGTCCCTCTCCTGCTGTAGCTACTACTTTATAACCTCTACTCTCATACTGTTCTAGTTTTCTTAATAAATTCTCATCTCTTGATTCATTAAAAGCATCAGCTGCGGAAGCAACTTTAGTGTGTTTATCTCCATGGTCTTCTGGGAATGATAGTCTATACATAGTATCGTAATCCTCTGCGGTAGGTTCATATAAGTTATCTGATAAAGGTAAGCCTGCTTCTTGTGCAGATACCTTTAAAAATTTAATACCTTCAGGGCTCAAATAATCCTCTGGAGCAAAGTCTGCTACTGATTGGCCTTGTAAAATATTTTGTCCAACCATACTAGCCCAATTGGCTGCTAATATTTGATTATGAGAGAGACCTGTCTTTTGTTTCTGTATTTTATATAGAGTAGACTGATCGTTCATTACATTTAAGTCGGCTCCATCCCAGGAATCATTAACTAGATTATCAAAGTAAGAACTTAGCTCATCGTAGATCATCTCCTGTTCGCTACCTGCTGCGTACTTATTACTATCGTCGCCTCCTTCCCCCATAAATACGACTTTGTCTTCCGGTGAGAAGTGTTTTTTAACATAGTTTATAACAGCTTGAGCATCCGACTTACTATGATGCTTAACTCCAAAAATAATAGAATTGTTAATAGGTAATTGTTGAACTTCGTATAATGATTCTCTTAAATTACTTTTCTCTAATGAACCCAACTCATAAACATTTACATTTTTTTTACCGAAATCTCTCATAAGGATCCCCGCCATAGCGTTAGCATCATTCTCAATATCGGTTCCTGTATCGCCTGCTTCGTTATAAATCATATCTAACTCATTCTGTCTATGATGACATAATTCATGAGCAAGACTTCTACAAATATCTGCAAGATTTCTATTTAATGCAACTACTTTAATAGCATTAGTTTGGGGATTATACTCACCAAAAGATCTATTCTGCTCAACAAAAGACTTATCGTTAAGCAAAGAGATTTTAGGTAAAGTCTGAATATTTAATTCTTCTTTACAAAATCCTAAAAAATCCTTTAATACATTAAGCCTGTTCTGGTTCATTTCCTTTTACTTTTGTTCCGAGCATTTTAAATATTTTTGGAGCAAATCCTTTGTTATAAGCAGCTTCGGGAACGGCTTCTGCAAATTCTTCAAAGTCGCCTGATGCTAAAACGTTTCTAACGTGAGGTGCTGAGATATCGCCTGCTTTTTCATGTACAGGAATTATTTTTACTCTATTACCGAATTGCTGTTGTAAAGAATTACCGTAAGCTTCATCATCTACTTCATCGTCTCCTACTGCTACATATACTGTACTAACAGTCGGATTGTTCTTTAGGTACTTTATAATTGTTTGAATAGGAGATTCGTCTGTTGAGATCTTAACTGTAATTTTTGGATTAGGTTCCGCTTTTAAGTACATATGCCAAATCATAAGCGAATCTTCAGGTGTAATACCGTCAATAGTCTTTCTACTTATAATGACATTTACTTGTTTTATATAGTCTCTCTGAGCTAATTCAGTAGCAGCTGTATAATGTCCTTTGTGTGGAGGTTTAAATTTACCTGGGTAAAAGCAAGGACCTGCTTCATTAGCAATAGCTTCAGCAATTCTCTGTCCTATTTTTTTAGCGTCTATCATAGTACTAATAAATATCTATCCTAAGAGTAACTTAGGTTTAGCAGCCTCTATCTCTACTACAAGCTCTTTCATATATCTTATAGCTAATTCAATTCTCTCTTTAACTGCCTTAACTTCTTCTTCGTCTAGCTCTAATCTAAATATAAACATTCTGTATTCATCTTGAACTCTTGGATCAAAGCTAATAAAGTCACAGAAGGTTGCTTCAGGGCATATCATATTAGAAATACATTGGTAGTAATAGTTAGGAGCTACCTTTCTGAATTTAGCTGCTGTATTAATCATTCCATGTTTAAAGTGATTTGCAGATTTAAAAGGGCATTTTACCTCTATAATACCTTCTGTAGTAATAATACCATCGGGGGAGCCTCCGTAAAAGTCTCCTGCAGGAATGAAAGAAGCTTTATCAACCTTCAAGCCTGTCTTTTCTTCGTAATATTCTATTGCTACTGGTTCTAAATCTGTACCCCAGTTTAGTGCAGCACCTACTGCAGGTTCTGTAACACCTCCGTATAGTTCACAAACCTTTTCAAGCAGGTAAGTCTTAGCGGTTTCACTAAAATCTCCTCTACCCATTATTTTATGAATTTCTGAGCTTGTTATTTTAGCTTTTCTAATTTCAAACCAAGCTTCTGAACGTTGTTCTATAATCATAATTGCATTTTCTTTAAAAGTAACTCCCCAAATGTAAGTTGCTTTGCATGATGTAAATATTTTGTCATTTCCTTAAACCCTATATCAGATGGATCTTTACCGTTTAGTTCAATTAAGTAAACATCCTTACCGAGATCAATTAATTGCTGTGCATATTTGAGTGCTTCTTTTAAAGCATCCTTATCTAAGGCCAGGTACACAGTCTTAACATCGCTTTGTACAAGCTTCATCATTAAGGCTTTGGGTATACTTTTACCAAATAAGGGTACTACATTACGTTTTAAAGCAATTGCATCAAAAATACCTTCACATAGTACAACAGGTACCTTCCAGTTAATAAAATACTCTAGACCTACTAGCTCGTTTTTATTACAACTAGGTGCATTGTACTTTCTTCCTGGATCTTTTTCGAAAGAACGTGATATAAAGTAGTTTAATCTACCTCTTGAGTCGTAAGAAGGAACTATTATAGAGTTTTTATACTTTCCTGCTTCACAATACCCAATGTTATACTTTATAATATCTGTATCTGTTATACCTCTACTTATAATGTAAGACCTAGCTTGTCTATAAGTTAGTTTTGTACTAGGCTTTATAAGAGAAACAAACTCTTTCGGTAATTCTACTACTTCGTACTGCTTATCGTCTACCTCCCCCTTACCGCTTGGGAAATAACTTCTCATTTCAGTAATTTGAGTAGATGTAGCTTGTACTTTTTTCAGTAAAGATACTAAATTTCTTCCTTTCGTAGCAGGTTCACAAGTCCAGCAGTGGTAAAATCCTGTTTTTGGATCTATTTCAAGCTTTGGCTTATGATGCTTGCAGAAAGGACAGTGAAATGCGTGATTTCCTTTAGTAGAAGGTTTAGATTTACCTAAAACGTTATGTAAAAGGCCTAAAACTAGGCGTGAATTCTCCATTAACTTACAGTCTTTAACGGATAATATAAGAAATTATTCTGATTCTACCAAATCTTTTCTAAAGAACTTAGCAAGTACATTATCGTTGTAAGATTTATCTGTCAAAAGTACCTCGTTTATGCATTGATAGTGAACTTCCCAGTATGTTAATTGCTTTTTATTAAAGCAGAATTTAAGTATTTCTTTACGGAAGCTATCTGTACTTGAGTCTTTAATTTCCTGCAAGATTCCCTTGTTAGAGCCCCAGTAATCTATCCAATTCGACTCGGATGTAACTAGCTTTTTAATAGGTTTTCTACCTGGTCCAGTATATTCAGCTAATTCTTTTTTGGTTAATCTTTTTCTAATGTTAGAATAGAGGGATTTTTTACCGATATAGAACTTTCCAGTCTGTATATTCGTAATTTTATACACAAATCCAACGCAGTTTTCAGGGAATTTATCGATAGAATCATACTCTTTTATCTTTCCTTTTTCGTATGTAAACCATTTTTTTGACATAAACTTAGGGTTTTAACTATCCCATGTTATAATAAAGGTAATATCCGTATTTTCTGGAATTGGATAAGGGGTTGCTAATTTACCTACTACTAGAAGATCATTAAATTCGTTGTAAAGTCCTACAGTAGTTACATAAGGATTAAAATAAGATCCTGTTAAATTATCGGCAATCGTACCGTCTGTAATAATTCCTACCGAGCTACTGTAAAAAGGTAGAGCTCTTGAACCAGTAATTCTGGTAATGTACTTAAATACAGTAGGATTTTGAGAGTAATTAAAGTCATTCTCGAGTACTCTACATTTAACTTCATTAACGTAAATCGTTGTTTCTGCTGTTAAGCTTAGACTGTAAGGTACGACTGAAGAGGATACTATCATGGTTATAAATATTGAAAAAGGTTACTTTCCTTATTCCTATATATTATAGTTTTATATCAACTCTCTCTAACCAATCCTTATCTTTTTGATGAGGCCATAAAATTAGCTTAGAAGGTACTTTACTAGAGGTAAAATTCACTTCTTTTGTAACTTTTTTCCCTCTTAAGTAATCTTCTTCTGTTAAATCTTCTCTATAGAGTACTTCTCCATCTTCGCTCTCTACTCCAAGGTAAATAAAATCGAAAGTACAAGTACATCTAGTTTGAGATTTTACAGCGTCCCAATGATCTAGCCAGTCTAAGTTTAGAGTTTGTTCTCTTTTAACTTCATAAGCCCAGTCCATTCCTTCGCTTTCTGAAGTTGTAGGTGGATCGATTCCCTTTACTGCATCTGGATGTAACTTTTTTAATCTAAAGTGTATTCCTGCGTATAATTGGTAACTCCAATGGCTTCTAAAAGTCCCTAAACCGTACTCACCTAAGTCAATATCGTTATCTTCTTCTTGGAGCATATGTCTTAACCTTCTTTTACTTTCACTGTCCATGTCCCACCAAGCTTTCTCTACTAAACCAGCATCTTTGGTTTCATTATTAAAATCGGTCCAATGCTTAGTTCTTCCTTCTCTTGTATACTCATGCCAAACTAGAGTCTTATGAGGGTGAAATAGATCGTAACCTAGAGTATAGGATCTAATAGATAAACTAATTTCATCCCCTGCAAAATAGATATTAGGGTCGTATTTATACTCTTGACAATGTATTCCGAGAGTAAAAAAGAAGTGTCCGCTAACAAATCTAGCCGGAATTGGCTTATCTAGCTGTTCGTAATTTTCAATTCTATGAGGGTAAAATAAAATAGTTCCGCCGCCTGTAAATTTATCTGGAACCATTTTGTAGGGTTCTTGATTTAAAAGTTTATTCTCTTTTGGATCATACATTCCAGCATAAGCTGTTAAGAGAGGTTTTGGAGAGCCTGTTAAATCCATCATCTCGATAAGCTGTTCATCCCAATCTTGTGCAAATCTATGATGAGAATCAAGTTGCATAGTATACTTTTCTTTTTTCCACATCTTTTGAATGTGGTGTCTAGCCCAGCATAGTCCCTTACTTTCATTCCAAGGAACGTCCATAATAGTGAACTTAGGGTTATCTTTATATTCATCTAAATTATCCCATACATCCTCTGTAGATCTTTGCCAGCAAATACCTAAAGTAAGTCTATCCGGATATTTTGCTTTTGCAATACAATCTTTAATGGTAGGGATTAATTCAGGATCTCTATAACTTGCTATTTGTACAAAGATTTTATCTTTTTTCATAACGTTCTTTTTTAAAAGGTAAGGTTTTTATTTTAAATTTCCAACTTTTTTATATTTTCCAGTCTATATTAGCTTTTTGTAATTCATATTCATAGTGCTCTTTTCTCCACTGTCCTACAATAGGGGAACTATTTAAATGCAAAGCGGTTAATCCATGCTCTGCTCTGAATTCATGAAAAGTAGGAACGCAATAGTCGGGATGAGGTAGCTGGAAGAAAGAAATTCCTTCTTTTCTCAACTGAGTTGTCATATAAGCTATACAATTTTGCTCTAAGAAAGGATGTGTAGCTCCCTTAGAACCGTGGTTATACAATATTTCTAAGCATTTTTCAACATGATCTAAACTATAATGAGCTTTAGTCGGGTAGTAGTTTAATCCTGCATTTATAAATCTATCTACTAAAGTATCGTTATCTTCGTCTCTGAAAGGAACACAGTATGCACTCCAAGTATCTCTTAAATAAGCACCTTCTCTATTTGCAATATGGTTGATTAAAGCTTGAGGAGCTTTAGAAAAAAGTATATCAGCATCAAGCTGTATTAAATTATTAGATCTGGTAAAGTAAAATTGGTCAAATAACTTCATTCTAAAGATAGTATGGTGTTCTGCAAACCTAAAATGAGTACAGAGTTCATGATCCTTTAAAAAGCCTCTTACTGCAATTTCTGCATCTTCTCTTCTTATTATGTATACATTGGGAAT